CGTGATCTTCGAAGTGTAAACTCGTCTGGTATGAAAGACGATCAGTGGGTGACAATTGAAGCCGCAGTTAAGGCAGATCTATGTCCTATCGTCGGACAGCATAACGGCACATGGAAGTGTAAACTCTACTTCAAAAATGTCCACATCGTACCCGATACAGTAGAAGATGGTGATGGCATACTCAACGGTGGAAGACAAAGCATGTACTGTTTCGACAACTGCTTGATCGAAGGAAAGACTAGAGAGCAAGGCAGTGAAATGACAAAGAGTGGACCGCATATCTTCTCGATCGGTTCTACATGGAAGCGACACTTCCAACCCGCAATGCGTATCGTTGACATCCAGTCACACTATGATCTGTGTCTCGGTGATATTATCCTCACTGGTTATTCTCATCTTGTGTCGAATCTATCGACATCTCGTCACGGTTGGCATCTCGATGACGATGGTACACCACCACCAAAGAGTGGAGTCCATGTAGACTTGGTCCAGACTCACACTGGTGGTAAAAATGATACCAAAATTGTTCAGGAGAACATCATCATTCGGTATGTTACTGAGTGGGATCGAAATGGTGGACAACAATTGTTCGGTTCGTTCGGAAGAAACGATCTAGAGGAATCTGAATTCAGAAACTTTGCGTTCGTAGGAAACCGAATCGCTCAGTGGGCAGGTATCGATGACGAGAACTACCCCGGAGTTAGACGTGAAGATGGTAGTCTTGTCGTTGGACGAGCAAGAATGTTTGCATGGGGTGTACACAACACTCGCAACTGCTTGTTCCAAGACAACATCATGTTCGGTAAAGGTAACTGGAACGGTATTGAAACCAAGAACAAGTACACAGGAGAAGAAGTCGAAGTCCAATACCCATTTGAAAATGGTTACGGATCTCCCATGTACACCAACGTCATGTGGCGAGACAATTATCGTACACCAGATAAGGAAGAGTATTTCATGCCGACTCCAGATGCTACATCAGGACAGGGAAGTGGTACACCGGAGGAACTTCGATTCGATCCGGAAACGATGACCTTGCCTTGGACGAGTCCTGCTACGGGTGTTCACTATGAAGGAGATGCATCTAAGTTAGCAAGTCACAAATGGAATGACTACGCCAACAACGATGATATACTAGAGAAGTGGGATAAGTAAAATTTAAACACTTTACAGAAACACCGGTTGGGGGACATCTCCAACCGGTGTTTTTAATTAATAAAATACAAAATTTATACAAAAAATAGCATATTTAGCCATATATACTATGATGTCAAAAAACAAACTAGTAGCATATGCAGTGAGCTTGCTAGTCGTCATGAACCAACTCTCAGGCTGTTCTACATTAGAAAAGTCTTCACAAAAACCCACAGAAAATCAAACAGAATCACCACCAGAATTTAAACCATTCATCCCTCTTGATGATAATGCGTTTGGTTTTGTAGGATCTCTACGTCGTTCAACAGGTAAAGTTCTAGGTTCCGCTGTTCTGATAGAAACAAATGTTGCACTTACTGCGGCGCACTGTTTAATTGATACCGATATTTCATACGTAGAATTTGCTGGGAAAAACTACCCAATCGACTACACCATATGCTACGAAGACGGAACACATATAAACCACGACATTGGGTTAGTATTTCTAACAGAAAATGTTATTGGAGTTAATCCAGTTAGCAGAATTGATGACGTTATTAGTAGCATAAAAAAATGGGATTATGTTACAACAATTGGCTACTCTAGGGGATTTAAAAAGGCATCGTCACTCAGCACATTTCGATACTACGGTGTTCTATACAACGAAGAAAATCAAATCAAGATGCTACCACATAATGGGAGTATCTGGTTTGGTGACTCTGGTGGTGGTTTATTTTGGTTTGGTCCCAAAGGATTTCAATTAATAGGAATCCTAATCAGCTTTTCACAGATTGACGGAACAATCATAGAAAATTCATCTACTCGTGTTGATTGTTATCAAAATTGGATAGATCACGAAATAGAGAAGAATAAAGAATTAAATTCTTAAATCATAGTATATTTTATATTATCATATAAACACTTACAAACAAAATACGCATCAACAATATCTGATACGGGGTTAGTTACGCCTGTTTTGTCTGGAGTTATAATTTTAGCTAGATTATGAGTTGTTTCCCGGTGAAAAGCACTGTGCATGTCAGCTTTATTTGCATTACCTTTCCCACAAGCTCTCTTCTTAACTTCAGACGGAGTTATAACTTCTACTGGAATATTATTCTGAAAGAATTTATATTTTAGTATGCCAGTATTTTCTGCAATATGGAATACTCTACCCTTTGCACCATAGGCATATCCCTCTAAACCAACTTGATCACAACCATAGCAAACATCGGCTGCCCATGCGGAAATTGTATCATATCGTTCACAGTCGTGATTATATTCTTCAAAAACACTACCATGTATATTTGACAAAAAAGTCTTTGCATATTTTTTAGTATCTGTAAGATAGTAAAATTTACATTTATTAAAAGAGAAAGTATCGGTAATTTCTCCCCTATAAACACAAATTGCTGGACCACACAATGAATAATCGATTCCGGCTATTAACATAATTTTTCCTTCTAAGTAGTTATATTAAATAAATACATCAAAAGAGGAGAAATAAAATGCCAGTAATTAATATCACTAGAAAAAGTATTCGGTACAAAATAAAGAACATCAAGAGAGTATATTCGTATTAAAAATAACAAGAGGGGACTAACGTCCCCTCTTGCACACGGATAGAGGGTGATCCAACCCCCCAGTATAATATAACTTTATATATTAAAAGCTAACAGTCAACATGCTCTTGATGAGATACTGTCCGTCAGTGGTGGAAGTTTCCCATCCAGTATTGGTAAGATCATACCCAGAATCGACTGCGTTTAGCGCATACCCGAAAGAGTTGGTCCACCTTACATTGGAATTAAAGATAACATTCGCACCAATAGTAGCGAGATTTAGATCCGAATTGACGCCATCCATGACACCATATTCGTACTGACCAAATAGCTGTACGTCATGGCTAAGAAGATAGCTGGCAGTACCAACGACAGAATAATTACTCCAACTGTCGTTGACTCGGTTCGACGCAACATAAGCAGCATCAAACTTAAATTCGCCACACTCTACACCAGCATCAAACGTAAAGCTATCGTAACTATCGGTAGCAGTCTGTTCGTTTGCAAATGCACCACCAAGAGTGATGTTCTCAAAACCATCATATTCTACGCGTCCACTAAGTCCGTAGTCATTGTCACCAAAGCTACTGTTGTCAGTGTTAAAACCATCATTGTATGATGCGTAGAAAGAAAAATCATCGAAGCTCTTGCTGACTTCGATACCCTGTGACCAACCTTGGCCATATGTGAGGGCTGTGACAGTATAGTCACCAGTGACAAGCGTGGTTGGATCAGAGACGTACCCGCTATAGAAGCTGGTAACGAACTGCCCCGCCTTCACATCAAAACCACCGATGTTCTTACTGAGGAAAGCATCCTTCAGTACAAACTCGGTGTCACTCCACTGACCACTTACTCCATAGTCAAATCCATAAACCTCACCCGAAAAGGCAATTCGAGCACGATCAATGTCAAATCCCCGAGTTGTTTCGTTTGATCCACCAGCGTTCCATAGATAACGGAACTGAATGAAACCAGAAACATCCACGGTGACGGGAGATTCTTCAGACTTGAGACTCATGTGAGTCATCGAGTCTTCGCGAACACCCATGATAAGCTCATGGACATTTACGTTTTCGGCTGCACCAGTCATAAGAGGTGCAGAAAGAAGTACTGTTGCGATATTAATCATAGTAGATCTCCTTTAGTGGCTTCAGCCACCCCAAGTAGTAACTGAGTCCCAGATGGTTGCGATCGCATCTCGGAACCAGAGGACACCATCCCATGCGAATGGGACAAGGGCGAGACTGATGAGGAGGGATCGGGTAATTCCAATCTTTCCAAGCCAGCTCTGTACAAAATCTTTACCGCAACCTGCGGCGGGGCAATCTCCAGTAGTTTTACTCATAGGTTTCTCCTTGTATAAGAGTATAATGTGTCCATGCTCCGACGAACACACTGGATTAATAAAAGTTCTATTGTATCATGAATTAGTTGTTAAGTCAACTACTTCACATGAATTTCCTGAACAAGCAAACGTCTGCGTTCCCGCTGTATTGTCTTCTTGTTCGTACTCTCCCAATCTACTCCAATCCACATCTTGTGGCATGGAAGCTAAAAGTTCTTTGTACTCTTCATCAGTGCAATCCTGATAAGGAGCTTGTCTATATGTATGATCCGAGAATGGTAAGAATGATACACCGGAGACATCATCAAAATGTTCCCACACCCATGCCCCAACTTCCATCCACTCAGACTCTTTGACTGAAACGGTTATTGATGGTTTGTGTTCACACCAAAACTTCTGATACTTTAACCAAAGTTCCAGTTGTTCTAGCGCAGTAAGATCCATACGGAACACTGCATTTTTTGGTGCCTTCATTGGGAATGAAAATACCATTGTATGTTCTGGCTTCATCACATCAGGTTCACATGGAAATCCAATTTCATCCATAAATGTACATAATGGATCTTTGATATCTGCACGAACAGTACGAATATAATTTGGGTTATGTCGAGCATGAATCCCAGAAGCAGCGTCAACTAACTGAGAGACAGTTCCACTAGGTTTTACGCATGTAATAGCAACAGATTCATTTATTCCAATATTCTTTGCTGTCTTCTTGTTCTCTACTATTGCGGTAGTCTTCAGATGCGTTAGAAGCTCTTCTAGTCCCTTAGACTTACCGTTAGTGAGCTTACAATCCATGATACCTGTCATTGATACACCAAGAAGTCGTTCATCTTCACAATTACGTTCCCACTCACTTGACAGATACTTAAAGTTAGTTAGAGTTGACTGCCAAGTTCCCAGAATCGTAGCAAGACGCACTTTGCGTTCAAGGGATTCTTTCGTATCGTCTCCACGCACAACAATCTCGGTGAGGTTACAGAATTCTTTATCACGGAGAATGATCTCACTACATGGGTTGGTACCAAATTCATGATCAGTTTCTCGCAATCGATAACCATCACCCATAGATTCTCTATGATTATTTGCATGTTCAATTTGTTTCTTGGCCGCATCTCGATTGAAGATACCACGCTCACCGGACTTACTCTTGTAGAGTGAAACCCATTCCTCCATAAACGTACCAATCTCAGGCTTCTCTCTATATGCTACTGAATTATTCGATAATGCTCTTTGTGGGTCGGAAACCCACCACTGTCCGTGCTTCGCATCACGCATCCGTTCATCGGTAAGCG